TCCCGGCCGTGGAAGGAATGGACCAAACAGGACAGCATGCTCCTCGCCGGCGACATCGCGCTCGAGGCGATGCGGTGGAAACCCGACGCGATCTTCGTCGACGCGGGCAACATCGGCGCGGCCGTGATCGATCGCCTGCGCCAGCTGGAGGTGCCGAACGTCTTCGAAGTGTGGTTCGGCGGGGAGGGCGGCATGGCCTATCTCGACAACGGCGTCACGGTCCACACGGGCAATCTGCGCACCCAGATGTGGACGAAGATGCGCGCCTGGCTCAAAGGCGGGGCCATTCCGGAAAATCAGCAACTGGCCGATGACCTGGTAGGTCCGACCTATGCGTTCGGCGCCGACGAGACGAGCATCGTCCTCGAAAAGAAAAAGGATATGAAAAAGCGCGGTCTCGCCAGCCCCGACGAGGGCGATGCGCTCGCCTGCACCTTCGCCTATCCGGTACTGCCGCGCGCGGTGCCAAATTATCTGAACCCCGAGAATTATGGCCAGCCGGCCGGAGGCGACCGATATGACGAACTTGCCTGAGGAACACGCCGCTAGCTTCGAGGAATGGTGCAAGCTGTCCGGCCTCGACCGCCACTATGTGCGCCGCAATTACGCGACCATCCGGCGCCGATATGACGCCGACCCGCTGACCCCCATGCCGTCGCTGCCCCCGCCGTCGGTGAAACAGCGCGACCGCTACGACGAGCTATAGGCCCGATTCAAAGCCATAGGGGCGCCCCGTAACGCTCTCCGGGACAAAGGAGAGCCGCGCGAATGTGCACGCCGAAAACCCCCGATATGCCGACGCAGCCGGAACGGCAGTCGATGAAGCTGCCGGACGAGGGGCTCGATCTCACCAAGGATAGCTCGAAGCGCCGCCGCGCGATCATGGCGGGCATCATCACGTCGCCGCAGGGCGCGCTCGGTAGTCCCAACACCGCGAACCCGACGCTCGGCTGATATGGCGTCGATCCGACAGGACTGCGAAACCCGCCTGTCGGGGATGAAGAGCGTTCGCGCGGACTATGAGAGCGAGGTCCGCGACATCGCGCGCTTCGCGCAGCCGGCGCGATCGCGGTTCCTCGCGACCGAGAAGAACAAGGGCGGCCGCCGTCGCCAAGCGAACAATCGCCTGCTCGATCCGCACGGCATCCTCGCATCGCGCACGCTGACTAATGGCATGACGTCGGGCCTTTCGTCCCAGTCGACGCCCTGGTTTACGCTTGGCGTAGCTGATGACGTCATGGAGCTGGAAGGTGTCAGCACATGGTTGAGCGACGTTGAGAAAGCGATGTACGCCTTTCTCGCGAAGACGAACTTCTACAGCGCGGCGAAAACCGGTTACGGCGAAACTGGCCTGTTTGGTACCGAGGCCACCGTCATGGTTGAGCATCGTGACAAAGGCGCTGTCTGTCACAGCCTGACGTTCGGCGAATATTGGATCGCACTGTCGGACGCGATGCAGCCCGACACGCTCTATCGTTTCTGCCCCATGACCGTGCGGCAGGCGGTCATGTCGTTCGGCGACAAGGTGCAGCCGTGGATCCGCACCGCGTTCGATCGCAGCGACTATGAAAAGGACGTCGAGATCTACCAGGCGATCGAGCCCGATACGGCCGGCCGCTTCAACTATCGCAGCGTCTACTGGGACGCGAGCGACGATCGCGACGCCACGCTGCGCATCAGCGGTTATAGCGAACAGCCCTTCTGGGCGCCGCGCTGGGACGTAAGCGGCAGCGATGTCTACGGCACGGCGCCTGGCATGGAGGCGCTCCCCGCGCTCCGCGAGCTCCAGCTTCAGACGAAGCGCCGCAATGAGGCGATCGACCTCATGGTGCATCCGGAGAAGATCGTTCCGCCGCATGTGCGCCTGACGGGCCAGCCGCGGTCGATCGTCACGGGCAACGGTGTCCTCAAGGACAATATCATCGTTCCCTACCAGATGCCCTATCAGGCGGTCGAAGCGATCCGGCAAGAAATCGAGAAATGCAAAGAACAGATCGACGCGCTTTTCTATGCTGACCTGTTCAACGCAATCACGAACATGCGAGGCATCCAGCCGCGCAATATCGAAGAGATCGCCAAGCGCAACGAAGAGAAGCTGACGCAGTTGGGCCCGGTCATCGAGCGCGTCAGCACCGAAAAGCTGATGGTCGTGATCGACCGCGTCTTCAGCCTGATGGAGCGCGGCCGGATGCTGCCGCCCGCGCCGCCGGCGCTGCGCGATGCTGAAGTCAAGGTCGAGTTCGTATCGATCCTCACGCAAATGCAGCGCGCGGTCGGCATCGGCCAGATCGAGCGCAGCGTGTCGTTCGTGGGCAATCTCGCCGGCACCTTCCCCGAGGCGGCGGACAAGATCGATATCGACCAGACGATCGACGAATATGCGCAGCGCGCGGGCACGCCGTCGAAGATCATCCGGTCGACCGCCGACGCCAACAAGATCCGCGAGCAGCGCGCGCAGCAGGTGCAGCAGGCGAAGATGATGGAGGCCGCGCCCGCGTTGCAACAGGGCGCCGACGCTGCCCGCCTGCTCAGTGAAACCGACGTCGGCGGCGCGCCGCTCCTCGATACGCTGCTCGGTGCCTGATGACCGATCGCGAAATCCAGCTTCTGCTCTCCGTCCCCGAGTTCAGACAATTCCTCTTTGAAGCGATTCAACTGGCTGGCATCTGGGAGCCAGCCAATGGGCATGACCCGCGTGATCTCGCTCTGTTCGAGGGACGTCGAAGCCTGGGGCTGGAATTGCTGCAGCTAGCCGATCGCGGCCAGCCGAAGGCCCTGCGCACACCCGAGGCGCTGGCGACCATCAACGCAATCATCCTGACAGCCCTCAACCCCCCTTCGAAACCCGAGGAGAAGAAGCATGCGGACCGCTACGACGATATTCCCGACTAAATCGACCGCGCTGCGCGCTGGTCTGCTGGCCTCTGCCGCGTTCATGTCGCCTGTCGAGCGCGCAATGGGCCGCTTCATGCGTGCGCCGGACGATCACGGCGACGGCAGCGGCGGCGGTGACAGCGGCTCCGGAGGCGGCGAAGGCGCTGGCGATCAGGGGACTGGCGATGCTGGTACCGGCGACGGCGGCACGGGCGACGCTGATGCCGGCGCTGGTGATGGCGGCGGCGCCGGCGATGACGACGGCAGCGGCGGCACCGCGCTTGGTGACGGCGGAGATGACGGCGACGACGCCGGGGACGGTGACGGATCCGGCGACGGCGACGGCGATGGCTCCGAGGGCGCGCCCGAAGCCTACGACCTCTCGGTCGAGGGCGTCGAGCTCGATCCCGAGATTGTCGGCGAAGCCGAGCCGATCCTGCGCGAGCTCAACCTGACCAACGACCAGGCGAAGAAGTTCGTGCCGATCGCGGCGAAAATGATGGACCGCGCCGTCGACGCGACGGTCAACGACATCGTCGCGAAGGGCAATGCCCAGCGCAAGGAGTGGCTCGATAGCGCGAAGGCGGCCGAGGATATCGGCGGCGCGAAGTGGGACGCCACCATGCACATGGCCGCCAAGGGGCTCGACGCGCTCGGGTTCGTCAAGGCCGACAAGGACAAGAATGTCGAGGCTCACCCGTTCCGGCTCGCGCTCGAGCAGACGGGCTTCGGCAACCATCCCGACATGATCCGCATGGCTGCAAAGCTGGGCGAGCTCGTGTCCGAGGACGGTGATTTCGTGCGGGCGGATGCTTCGGCGCCCGGCGCGAAAGGTGATGTTGCGAAGCGTCTCTATCCCAACGACTAAAGGGGGAATTTCCCAATGGCTATCATCGGCAACACCTATCTCAGCCTCATCGACGTGATGAAGCAGGAAGGCAACGAGCTCGGCGACATCGTCGAGGCGCTGCACACGCTCAATCCGATCATGAAGGATGCGAACGTCATCACCTGCAACATGGGGACGAAGCACCGGTCGAACATCCGCACCGGTCTGCCCAGCGTCAGCTGGGGCGCGCTCTATGAGGGCATCAAGCAGTCGAAGTCGACCACGACGCAGGTCGACGACGTCACCGGCTTCGTCGAGGGCCTGTCGACCGTCGACAGCCGCCTGCTCAAGATCGCGGGCGAGAATGCGGCGAAGGTTCGCATGTCCGAATCGACCGCGTTCCTCGAAGCGATGGCACAGGAGTTCGAAAAGACCTTCTGGTACTCGAACATCGGCTCGGCGCC